GGCAAACCGAAAGAATAAAGGTGGTCGCCCCAAAGGCACACCAGATGGCTACACACTCGAGCAAATTGCCCCAATACGAAAGAAGGCAAAAGAGGACGCTGAAAGGATCGTGAAGATCATGGCAAAAGAAAACGAAATTGATGACATCTATGCGGTCGAGGCCTTGAAAGCTGCCGTGGAGATTATGCGCGAACCTGGTCAAAACCGGGACCGCTTGACAGCTGCACGCATGGTCTTGGATTTCACCAAAACTAAACCCGCTGCTAAATCCGAGGTCACAATCGGGAAAGCCGAGCAATTCTTGGAGTCTCTATTGGTAGCAGACACTGAAGAAGAGCAAATTGAGCATGGACAAGAGACTTAAAAAAGTACGCAAACGCCTGTATGAAGAATTTGATTTCTACAGTCAGTCTGCACTGAAGATCCGTACCAAAGATGGTGACATCAAACCACTTAAACTAAACCCGGCACAGCAAATACTACAGGAAGCTGTAGACAAGCAGATGGCTGCTGAAGGTAAGGTGCGTGTGATCATACTGAAAGCACGGCAGCAGGGTCTATCTACATACGTTGGCGGCTACCTTTACTTCAACGTTTCACAGCGCAAAGCATGTAAAGCTATGGTGGTCACACATCACTCTGACAGTACCAGGGCGCTCTTTGATATGACAAAGCGTTACCACGAAAACTGCCCAGAGCTGCTAAAACCACACACTAAATACTCATCCAGGCGAGAGCTGACATTTGATGTACTCGACAGCTCATTTGTTGTTGCTACAGCCGGTGGTGAAAGTATTGGTCGTGGTGAAACACTGACACACGTACACGCTTCAGAACTTGCGTTCTGGCAAAAGTCTACTGCCCTAGAGAACTGGAACGGGATGACACAAGCTGTCCCTAACAAGAAAGGCACTGCTATATTCGTCGAGAGTACAGCAAACGGTGTCTCAGGTATCTTCTATGATCTTTGGAAAGGCGCTGTAGCTGGCACCAACGGCTATGTGCCAGTGTTCATACCTTGGTTCATGGATCCAGAGTATCGTGAGACTGTGCCTAGTAACTTTGAGATTACACCAGAAGAAACAGAGCTATCTAAGAAGTACGACCTAGACAACGAGCAGCTAATGTTTCGTCGTCGAAAGATCGCACAGAACGGCATTGAACTCTTCCAGCAAGAATATCCAGCAGAGCCAAACGAGGCCTTCATTTCAACTGGTAGACCAGTGTTTAATCCACAGACACTACAAGAAAACCTAGAAGCAGCACCTGATCCAAAACAGCGTCTTGCCCTTGAAGGTGACGATTGGCTCGAGAACGTGCGTGGTGAACTTACGCTCTACAGGACATTAGATCCTGGTGAGAAGTACACCATTGGTGCAGATGTCGCTATGGGTGTTCGTGGTGGTGACTACTCAGTAGCCCAGGTACTCGACAGTAAGAAACGCCAGGTTGCAACATACCGCGCCCAGGTACACCCCGATTACTTTGCTACAGTCTTATACAGATTAGGTGAGTTCTTTAACTTTGCTTACATCATCGTTGAAAACAACAGTCACGGTATTCTGACTTGTACCAGGCTTGGTAAAGACATGGCCTACCCTAATTTCTACACTGAGATCCAGGTAGACAAACTAACTGACAAAGAGACTGTAAAACTAGGTTTCACTACTACCTCCAAAACCAAACCCCTGATTATTGACGAACTAAGGGCAGCGGTACGGGAGAATAAGATTACACTAAACGACAAAGTCACTATCCGAGAAATGCTTACATACATTGTTAATAACAACGGTGGGATGGAGGCAGAAGCTGGATGCTTCGATGACTGCGTAATGAGTTTGGCCCTGGCTAATCACATCCATGAGGGTGCCTGGGAACCAATAGATGCAGTCGATGAATTTTACATTGAGATGGTTTAAAAAATGAAATCAGATGACTATAAAAAACTTGATGACGACCAGATCGTATCAATTGTTGACACGAACCTCAGACGTTCAATTGGCTACTATGACTCAGAACTCAGCAGGGAACGCCGCAGGGTAATGGATTACTACGCTGCAAAGCTGCCGCGCCCAGCGCACGATGGCAACAGCAAGTTTGTAAGCCAAGATGTCTACGACGCTGTAGAAAGCATGAAAGCTGCACTCCTAGAGACTTTTAGTACAGGTAACAAAACCCTTAGATTTGCCCCACAGAACGCCGATGACGTTGACACAGCAGAAGTATGTACTGAGTACACTGACTACGTCTTACACCGCCAGAATAACCTCTTTGAGACGATGCAAACAGTCATACACGATGGCCTCATAGCTCGAGCTGGTATCGCCAAAGTTTACTGGTGCATGCAAGACGAAAGCACACTTGAGTACGTTGAGAATTTGACTGAAGAAGAGCTGGACATGGTACTTGCCCAGGACAACGTCGAGATCGAGGAAATCGAGCAAGATGAGATGGGCCTATACAGTGGGGATCTCCGAGTAACTCGAGATACTTCCCAAGTAAAAGTAGAAGCCATAGCGCCAGAAGAGTTTCTAATTGCACCACAAGCAAAGTCCCTGGACACAGTGCCATTTTGTGCACACCGCACTAAGAAATCTATTTCTGAACTTATTGAAATGGGTTACGACCATGACTTAGTTGATAAGATATCAGACAACGAAGATACTGACTTTGACAGTGACCCAGAGATACTATCGCGCCATGACGACATAGGTGCTGACCGTGGTTTTAACTTTAGAGGCGACCAGCGCCAAACACGCCAGGTAACAATCACTGAATCTTACATAGAACTAGATTGTGAAGGTACCGGTGTTGCTGAGTTATACAGGGTAGTCAAAGCATCTAATGTTCTACTTGAGAAAGAAATAGTAAACAGACGTCCATTTGTAGCGTTTGTACCTCTACCTATCCCTCACGCATTCCACGGTAACAACTTTGCTGAGAAGCTGCTTGGTATCCAGAATGCACGTACAGTGTTAACCAGGTCAATTCTTGATCACGCAATGGTTACAAATAACCCTAGATACACAGTGGTCAAAGGTGGCCTAACGAACCCCAGAGAGCTGATTGATAATCGTGTCGGTGGTATTGTAAACGTAACACGCCCAGACGCCATCAGTCCTATGCAACAGGCGTCTCTGAACCCATTTGTATTCCAAACAATGCAGATGCTAGACGAAGAGAAAGAAGACACGTCAGGTGTCTCACGTCTATCACAAGGTTTGAACAAAGACGCACTAAGCAAGCAGAACTCAGCAGCTATGGTTGAGCAGCTTGCTACGATGTCACAACAGCGCCAGAAAGTGATCGCACGTAACTTTGCAAACAACTTCCTCAAACCATTATTCAGTATGGTCTACTCACTAATCGTAGAGAACGAAAGTGAAGAGAAGATTGTTGAACTTGCAGGGCGCTATGTGCAAATCGACCCATCAAAATGGGCTGACAAGCGTGACGTCCAGGTAGAGTTTCACCTTGGATATGGTGACCAGGAGAACATGGTGCAAAAGCATTTGGCATTCCACAACCTATTCTCACAAGATCCAACACTTGGCGAAATGTATTCACCAATGAATAAGTACAAGATGTTGGCATCAGTCCTGGATAAATCAGGTATTAAAAACGTTGCTGATTTCTTAACTGACCCAGCGCAGATACCGCCAGCACAACCAGATCCAAATGAACAAATGCAAATGGAAATGGCTAAACAACAAATGGAACTTCAAGAGCGACAGACTGCCGTTGCTGAAATGAAAGTCCAATTAGATGCACAAATGCGTCAGATGAAACATGAGTTAGACACAATGAAAGCACAGCAAGCATTTGCACTTCAGTCTGACAAACAGGATCTAGCTGAAACACAATTTGAGCACAAAGAATACGTCAACCTAGAAGAACTAGAGATTGCACGTAAAGCCGACGATGTTCGCGCTATAGCAAGCCCGAACGGCTAATAACTACCAACTAACTAACCAAGGAAGCAAAAACTATGGCAACCCAAGAAGAGCAACTTGTGGTGGCTGGGGATGAAGCGCGCACTATACTAGATAGTACTGCTTTTAACTCAGTCATCAACGAACTGGTCGAAAGGACTTTTCAGTCTTTTGTAAACACACAACCTGGCGACCAGGATAAAAGAGAAGATGCATACAGCCACTATCGCGCACTCGTTGACGTGGTTGATACATTGAAACAGCGAGTTCAAGTGCGTGACAGCATTGTAGAGCAGCAGAACGGCGAAACCAGCCAAGAGGAGCCAGCACCATGAATGATAACAACGTGCAAAATGACAACTCTCAGCCGCAAAATCTTGATATAGATGAAGCGGCAGATGTAATCTTAGGTCAGTGGACGGACGGTGAAGACCTATCCGAAGATACTGAAGACGAAGATGCGACATCCGAAGACCTCAACGAGACAGAGGTAGATGAGGATGAACTAGATGAAGACACTGAAGAGGACGATGAAGGCGAAGATAACCTTGATGACCCTGATGACACAGACGAACTAGATGACGAAGATGGCGAAACTGATGAAGACGAAGATGACGTAAATGAGGATGACGAAGAACCTCTAGCAGCTTCAGACGATCAGGTTGTAGACATCAATGTCAACGGTGAGTCTAAACAGGTATCTGTAAAGGATTTGAAACGGCTATATGGTCAAGAAGCGTCTTTAACCAAAAAGTCTCAAGATTTAGCCAACCAGCGAAAACAGTCAGACGAAAGCCTGGCACAAACGCAGTTGTCATATCAAAAACTACTAGAACGCGCCGAAGCAAGGTTTAAACCTTATTCCGACATAGACATGTTGGTAGCTAGTCGTCAGATGGATCCAGATACGTTTGCCCAACTGAGACAAGACGCAAAGCAAGCAGAGGAAGACTTAACTTTCTTAAAAGAGGAAAGTAACACGCTTGTATCTCAACAACAGCAACAATTTGCAGAACAATCCAAAGAAGCTGCCGCAAACTGCGTCAAGGTTCTCCAGGAGCAGCTGCCAGATTGGGGTAACGAACTCTATTCAGACATTCGTAACTACGCTGTAAAGTCGGGACTTCCACAAGAACAGGTTGACCAATACACTGACCCACAAGTCATTATGTTGATTAACAAAGCACGTCTTTATGACCAATCAAAACAGTCCGCTAAAAGCAAAAAAGCAAAAGCCAAACTGACGAAGTCAAAAAGCGGTAAGACCAAAGTTCTTAGTTCTAGAAAAGCACCAATAAGTAAAGAAGCATCTGCCGAAAGAAAGCGGCAAGCAGCTATAAAAAACTTAAACGGTCATAGTGATTTAGATGACATTGCATCAGCTCTTATGAGTGGCTGGAAAGACTAATCAAATCTTGTCTAATTTTCAAAAAAACATAAGGAATACAATACCATGAGTACGCTCACTTCATACACAACCGTCGGCCAAAAAGAAGATGTTTCAGATATTTTGGTTTCCATCAGCCCGTTTGATACGCCGATGCAAGCTATGTGTAAAAACGAAAAGATATCTGCACGTACATTCTCATTTCTTGAAGACAGTCTTGCAGCACCAGGCGTGAACGCCGCAGTGGAAGGCGCGGATGCGACCATGATTGCATTGGACGCACAAGTAGAACGCACAAACACTACACAGATCTTAACTAAAGGGTTTCAGATCAGCGCTACAGCAGACGCTGTTGCCACATATGGAAGAAAAACCGAAACTGCACTGAATCTCGCGAAGAAGTTGAAGGAGATTAAACGTGACTATGAACACGCATTAGTTGGTGTAGCACAGGCAACTGTAGTTGGTTCAGCAAGTGCTGCGCGGAAGATGACTTCTTTCTTAAACCAAATCACTACAACGATCGATGCCGGAAGTTCATCTACAGATCCACTTACAGAAGCGAAGCTATTGGAAGCTGGTCAAACTGCTTACACAAACGGCTCAGACGTAAATACTTTTATGATAAAACCCGGCGATGCCCAAATAGTCGCTGGTTTCTCAGCAGCATCTGGTCGTAACCGTGAGATTGCACAAGGTAAGACACTTGTTAATGCAATTGATCTGTACGTTGACGTGGCTAGCGTACATTAAATCTGGTGAACTCAGTGGAAGCCTACGTCGAGAGATAAGGTAATACTGAGCCAAGCCCCAGTAAAATGGGGAAGGTGCAACGACTATTCCGAGAGGAAGTACACTCAAGTGAGTGGAAGCGCCAGACACTGCAACACGCAGTGATGATATAGTCTCATCTCATGTGAAAGCATGAGCAGTCTTAACAGACGATCTAAGATTAACGAACTTAGGTGAAGGTGCCGTTATGTAGCCCATACGGCGAATACAGAGTTGTGCTTAACCGCCAGCTAAAATCAACACACGCTCTATTGATCGATCCGTCAATGTTCAAAACTTGTACTTTGCGTCCATTTACACGCACATTACTTGCTAAGAATGGTGACTCAGATCGACATCACATTGTTGGTGAAGTTTCTTGTAAGCACACTAACTTTGCAGACTCAGTTGCAATCACAGGATTGTCATAAGTCTAAGAAAATAGACCACTAATAGGTCTTTATCAATTAGGTCACCCAGAGATACACATAGGTTT